TTTCTAATACCAAATAACAATGGAAAGCCGTGTACATCGAGAGGTGTAAGCACGGTTTGGGGAGAGGGATAAGTAAACCTACAATAGAAATATTGCAAGGCGACTTTTCCCTACTCTACTTGGTGGGATATTCTCCCATTGCTCTTGCAAAGAATGCAATCGGCATTTCCCTTGCCTGTGAAGACTATGGTTCTACCTTTTTCGCCAACGGAGCCAGTCCATCTGGTGTGTTGGAGCATCCGGGAGTCATCAAAAATCCAGAGCGTGTGCGGGATGCTTGGCAGCGTGCCTATGGTGGTTCCAACTCGCATCATACCGCAATTTTGGAAGAGGGCATGAAATACACGCCTATTTCCATCCCCAACAATGAAGCACAGTTTCTGGAAACCAGAAAGTTTCAGGTAGAGGAAATTGCCCGGTTGTATCGAGTGCCGCTTCATATGATCGGCGATCTTGACCATGCCACATTCAGTAACGTGGAACATCTATCATTGGATTTCGTGAAATACAGTCTTGACCCGTGGATTGTTCGATGGGAGCAAGGCATGATGAAAGATCTGCTTTCCGATTCAGAGAAAGGCAAATACTTCATCAAATTCAATGTAGAGGGGCTTTTGCGTGGTGACTACGCTTCCAGAATGCAGGGCTATGCTACCGCCAGACAGAACGGCTGGATGTCCACCAATGACATTCGGGAACTGGAGGATATGAATCTGGTGCCGGAAGAACAGGGCGGAAATCTGTATCTCGTAAACGGTAGCTTCACCAAACTTGCTGATGCAGGTGCATTTGCAAAGAAAAATGAAAAGGAGGAAACGACCCATGAAGAATAATCGTTTCTGGAACTGGGTACGCAACGAAGAAACCGGTGCATCGGAGATGTATTTGTACGGTGCGATTGCGGAGAGTACATGGTTTGAAAATGACATCACCCCTGCCATGTTCCGCTCGGAACTGCAAAAACACAGCGGTGATGTGACCGTCTTTATCAACTCGCCGGGCGGCGATGTGTTTGCCGCTAGTCAGATCTATACCATGCTCCGAAACCATCCGGGCAAGGTCACGGTCAAGATTGACGGCATTGCCGCTTCTGCGGCTTCCGTGGTGGCGATGGCTGGAGAAGAAACCTTGATTTCACCGACCGGAATGCTGATGTGCCACAATCCGATGACCTGTGCCATGGGCAACAAGGCAGATATGGAGAAAGCAATCGCACTTCTGGATGAAGTCAAGGAATCCATTATCAATGCTTATGCAGAAAAATCGCATCTCAGCCGCAATAAGATCGCAAGGCTGATGGATGAAGAAACGTGGATGAATGCAGAAAAAGCATTGCAGCTGGGATTTGTAGACGGCATTCTCTTTTCTAAAAAGAATCCGTTTGTTCCAGAAGAAAAACCAGAAAAAACAGATCCAGATGAAAAAAAGAAAGAAAGCACAGCATCCATGCTGTACACACCATCCAAAACGCTGGATTCTTTTCTGCAGAAGATTTCTGCAACTGCATCCAAAGGCACGCCGATCAACCAATTGGACAAGCGGCTGGAGCTTTTGAAATATTAAAAATACAGGAGGACTGATACTATGACAATTCAGGAACTGAGAGAAAAAAGAAGCAAGGCATGGGATACTGCCCGTGACTTTTTGGATTCCAAGCGAAATGAAAGCGGTCTGCTTTCGGAAGAGGACAGCAAGACATACGATGCCATGGAGCAGCAGATCGTGGCATACGGCAAGGAAATCCAGCGGCTGGAACGACAGGCTCAGATTGAAGCGGAGATGAACAAGCCCACTTCTACGCCGATTCAGAACAAGCCGAACGCATCCACTCACAGTGATACCAAGACCGGCATTGCATCGGATGCATATCGTACTGCTTTCTGGAACAACATCCGCAACCGCAATTTTTACGATGTCCGAAACGACCTGCAGGTTGGTACAGATACTGAGGGTGGCTATCTTGTTCCAGATGAGTTTGTGCGCCTGTAAAAGGCGATGTTTACAGTAGATTAGGCTCTACACCGCACAGCAGAGCGGTTGTCAATCTGCCTAACCGATGACAGGAAACTGGACACGGGAACACAGCACGGCAGAAACGCAGGAAACGTCAAAAGGATATGAGGCGAGTAGTACCTGCAATGACAAGATAACATAAGGATAAGGCTGGATTGCCAAAGCAAAGGTTAGCTCCTTTTTCGTGGGAGGGTGTGGAAATTATCCTGAAACCACTCTCATGACCCCACCATAATATTGAATTCGTTATGGTGTCTGCTATAGGTCATGAAGCAAGCGTGAGAACACGTGAGATAAACCGAAATGATATCCGACAGTTATCACTTGCCTATAAGCATCGTTAAACAGGGATTGCCTAAGTGGAAATGCCGAAAGGCTATGTCTATTCGAGACTGAATATTCCATATGGCAACGGAGCTTCCGTAGTAGTCCGAGGTGGATAACGCCCACTACATGGCGAAGGGAAGCAGTTTGTTAATTCCAAAGTAAGAAGATGAAAGGGAGGAGAATCCTCATGAATCCAACATCGGAGATTTTGGAGCGTGTCAATAAAAGTTCCTCGGAACATCACGACGGAGTCTTTACAAGACTCTTTCGCTACCTTCTGAGAGAGGACATTTATTTTGCAGCTTACCAGAAATTATATGCAAACAGTGGAGCAATGACTCCCGGAAGTGACAACGACACTGCTGACGGTTTTAGTGCTGAATATGTGCATGAACTGATTGAAGAATTGAGGTCAGGAAAGTACAAACCGAAGCCTGTGCGCAGAGAATATATCAAGAAACAGAACGGAAAAATGCGCCCACTGGGTATTCCGTCATTTCGAGATAAACTTCTGCAAGAGGCGGTTAGAATGTTTCTGGAAGCAATCTATGAACCGTTATTTTATGACCAGTCACATGGTTTCAGACCGGAGAGAAGTTGTCATACAGCTCTCGACCAGATAAAGACAAATTTTCGTTCTGTAAAATGGTTCATAGAAGGCGACATCAAGGGTTGCTTTGACAATATAGACCACGCAGTGCTTATTAAAACGTTAGAAGTCAAAATCAAGGACAGCAGATTTATCAATATTATCAGAGCTTTCCTGAAAGCAGGTTATGTGGAAGATTTTCAATATCATACCACAATCTCCGGTACACCACAGGGCGGAATCATTTCCCCTATTCTGGCAAATATATACCTGCATGAGCTTGACCGGAAAGTCATGAAACTCAAGGAAAAGTTCGATAAGCAGTCTACACGACACCAGACACCGGAATATCTTCATTTAGCGAAAAGAAGGCAGACACTTCAAAAGAAGATTGACAGGGTAAAAGGTGAGGAACGTGAGCTTGCAATCAAGGAATATAAAGCGGTGTGCAATCAAAAATTGAAAACGCCCGCAAGAATGTCCGACGATAAAAAGCTTGTATACTGCCGATATGCTGATGATTTTCTAATTGGAATCAGCGGAAGCAGAGAAGACTGTGAAGAAATTAAAGAGATTCTGAGAGAATTTCTATCAACGCAGTACCATTTAGAGTTGAGTGCTGAGAAAACAAAGATCACACACAGTGCTGAACGAGTACGTTTCCTTGGTTATGACGTTGCGGTACGCCGAAGCCAGAAGATAAAGAAAAAGGCAAACGGTGTTAAACAAAGAACGCTGAATAACTCTGTAGAATTAACTGTACCTCTCGAAGATAAGATCATGCAGTTCCTGTTCAAAAACGACATCATAGAACAAAAACCAAACGGAGAAATCTGGGCGGTTTGCGTTCCAAGATTAAGACATCTTTCGGAAGTGGATATTGTGAACAGGTATAATGCACAAATCCGTGGCATTTGCAATTATTACTGCTTAGCAGCGAATTATGATAAGCTGAATTATTTCCGTTATCTTATGGAATATAGCTGTCTAAAGACGCTTGCAAGCAAAAGCAACAGCACAACGAGAAAAATCATCCAAAAATATCGTCATGATGGCAAATGGGCTATTCCCCATGAAGTTAAAGGCGGTATCAAATATGCAAAGCTTGTCTCGTTAGCTGACTGCAAAGCCGGTAAGTTGATGTCCGATAAAGACCCATGGCAATACAAATCCTTTGACCCGAAAAAGCTGTCACAATATGTGCGGTTAAGCGCAGGGGTATGTGAGCTGTGTGGTGATAATAGTGATTCCTGCTGTATTTATCATGCAGGTAAAATGAAGAATCTGAAAAGCACTACGGAATGGGGCAAGAAAATGCTTCACATGAGACGTAAAACGTTGATTGTTTGCCCGAAATGCTTCAAAAAGATTCACAGGGAACAAAATAAATGACATGTCAATAATGAATGGAAAGCCGTGTACATCGAGAGGTGTAAGCACGGTTTGGGAGGGGCTTTGTGCAAACCTGTCATCGAAAGATGATAAGGCGGCACACTGCTACCTCACGAACGAAAACTGGTGGAAGCGTTGGAGGAAGAGAGCATTTTCCGCCAGATGGCAACGGTCATCAAAACTTCCAACGGCGACCGCAAGATTCCGATTGTGACTTCCAAGGGCGAGGCTGTCTGGATGGACGAAGAACAGCAGTATTCTCTCTCTGATGATACGTTCGGACAGGCATCGCTTTCCGCATATAAGCTTGGAACAGCGATCAAGATTTCCGAAGAACTCCTTAACGATTCTGTATTTGATTTGCCGTCCTACATTGCAAAGGAGTTTGCACGCCGTATTGGTGCAAAGGAAGAAGAGGCTTTCTTCCTTGGTGACGGCAAGGGCAAACCGACCGGCATTTTCAATGCAACAGGCGGTGCAGAAGACGGCACTTCCACCACAGGTACAAGCATCACATTTGATGATGTCATGGAACTATTCTATTCTCTGAGAAGTCCGTATCGTAAGAAGGCAGTGTGGGTGCTCAATGATTCCACTGTCAAGGCTCTCAGAAAACTGAAGGACAACACAGGAAACTATATCTGGAATCCGTCTGTGCAGGCAGGTGTACCGGACACCATTCTCAATCGTCCTTACAAGACATCCAGCTATGTACCGGAAATCAAGGCTGGCAACAAGTGCATGGCATTCGGCGACTTTAGCTATTACTGGGTAGCTGACAGACAGGGACGCTCTTTCAAGAGACTGAATGAACTCTTTGCTATGACAGGGCAGGTTGGTTTCCTTGCTTCGCAGCGTTTGGACGGCAAGTTGATCCTTCCGGAAGCAATCAAGACACTTACCATTAAGAAAGCGTAATCAGAGAAAGGGGTTGGAGTGGGTGGTAACTTTACAGGAAGTCAAGCAGTATCTGCGGATTGATTTTGAAGACGATGATACATTGCTTCTCTCCCTTATTTCAACTGCAAAACAGCTGGTAATGGATGTAGGAAGAATGGATGAGGAACGCTTTTCAGAAAACGAAGATGTGATACAGACAGCAATGCTCTACACGGTTTCTTATCTCTATGAAAACCGCAATACCGCAGACTTTTCCAAACTGACATTAACACTTCGTGCTATGCTGTTTGCACAGAGAGAGGGTGTGATTTGATGGAAATTGGAACACTGAATCAGCGAATCACCATTCTGGAGAATCGTGTTGTTACCGATGAAATTGGCAATCACACCGCCGTGTGGAACGAAGCTTTTTCCTGCTGGGCAAAAGTAACTTTGAAAGCTTCTGCGGAGCATACGGACGCTGGTGTGACCAAAGAAACACAGGCACTGGAATTCCTCATTCGGCAAAACCAGCACTGGATGCCGTCTGTAACAGGCAATCGAATCTTGTTTCGGGATGTCATATACAACATCACCAGTGTTACACCGGATTATCTGCACAAGGACTATCTGAAACTTACTGCAGAAGCCAGAAAGGCAGGGCAAAATGACCAGTATTGACAATCTTGCAGAAGAAATCATGCAGGGCTTGCAGGAATATGCAGACCTTGCAGATACTGCCATGAAAAAGGCTGTCCGGAAAACCGCCACACAAGTGAAAAACGAGATTTCCGCCAATGCTCCGAAGGACACCGGAAAATATGCAAAAAGCTGGGCAACGAAAAAGACTGGCGAAAACAGTCACTCTTTGGAGATGACAGTACATTCTAAAAACAGATATCAACTGGCACATCTTCTGGAAAAGGGGCATGCCAAGCGTGGCGGTGGTCGGGTATCCGGCAAACCGCATATTGCTCCTGCGGAAGAAAACGGTGTACAGTTGCTGGAGCATTTGATTGAGACCTGCAAATAAAAGTCAAGCCACAATTCAGTGAATTTACAAACAATTCACAAGATAAAAAATGGCATGACAAAAAGGCCGCTTCCAACTTAAAAAAAGAAGCAGCCTGATGAAAAGATGCGTAGAAACGTTACGTCGCATTCAAAATCTGATTCACTTTGGCATAGTATATTCGCAGAAATTTGTTTGCAGCAGCGATTCTGTAGGAATAATAATGCTTTCCTTCAGAGCGTTTCTTGATGATGAACTGATACACCGGTTCATCTTCTGGTTTGCTCAGGATAAATACTTCGGTTATTTGAAAGAGAACTTTTCTGAGAGCTGCAGAACCACGTTTGGAAATATGCCTGGAGGATACATCAAGCTGTCCCGACTGGTACGGCGGAGCATCAAGTCCTGCAAAAGCTGTAATTGCTCTTCTGTTTCTGAACCGTCTGGTGTCGCCGATCTCAGCGATGAGCTGTGGACCATACACTTTTCCAACACCAAACATGGACATAACGGTATCATATTCAGGCAGCGAAGAAGCAATTCTATTCATCTCCGTTCGGATAGAAAAAGCAGTTTCCAGTATTGTGTTCAGTTGGGAAACAACTTGTGTCACAATCAATTTTACACTCTCGTTTAGCGGAAGAACAGCAATGACTGATTTTGCATAAGAATGGATTTTTTCCGCTTTGGATTCTGAATATCGGTATTTGTTTCTGCTGCACCAGCTTTTGTATTTCGCTTTGAAAGCAGATAGGTACAGCTTAGCAACACAGTCTTTATGCGGAAAAGCATGCAGAAAATCCACCCATTTTTCATGACCGTCTGATTGTCTTTCCAGAGAAGTAAAGAGTCGGTTGATACCCGGAAATACAGAATCAGTCAAAGAAATCAGATTGTTTTTCATCGTGGTCTGTATCTTGATGGATTGATTATACTGTCTGTTCAGCAGCTTTAAGATTTTCCGCTGTTCATCGGCAGGAACATATTCATCAAGTTCTGTCCAGCGGTCGAGTGCATAGGAAGCAAGCTTCAAAGCATCTTTCTTGTCCGTCTTGACCTTTCTCAAAGAGTTTCCGCCATAGTTATGAACTAAGAGTGCATTGACTACGGAAACAAAGATACCGTTGTTATGGAGAAACTGTGCTATGGGTTCAAAATATGTACCGGTGTACTCCATAACAACCTTGGATTCTCCCGGCAGTGATCGGATAAGCTTAACAAGCCGTTTAAGGTCATTGTCGTTATGAATCACATCAAAAGGGGAAGCCACCACCTCTCCGAATGGTCTGAGCACCGCAACCGTGCTCTTGCCTTTGGAAACATCGATACCAACTGCGTTCATAAAATATCACTCCTGTTTGGATTTGTAATCGGAAACCACGCTTTTTCTCATTCCCTATTCAATCTGTTGGGTGACACGAACGCACCGATCTGGCGGCTCAACCTGCAAAAACGAACACTACAATGAAAGCATGGATGACAGTCTCGATCACGGGCGCTTTGTCCCAAGGAGGACATCCGTCATTCCAATCACTGCTTTCATTGTAGCTCAAAAATGAGTGCGTGTAAACCATAGCTGGTTTGCTGTGGATTTACCGACTATACTTATTGTAACAGCCTGCAAAAGCAAATCGACAACCTGACAAGCGGCAGAAATTACACCGTCCTGTTTCAGTCCGGACAGAATGCCATTTCGACCTATGCCTCAAATCTCAGTATGATTCTGGACGGCAGGTATCAGACAATGGCGGATTTCCTGACTGCTTATCCGCAGTTTTGCAGTGCAGAAAATGATTTCATGTTGTCCTACTCGCAAACGTGTTTTAACTGGGATAAGTCGGTCTTGACCGTTTGTGCAAAGCCCTTATCCCTGACGAAAAATGCGGAAATTGTGATGTCCTATCAGTCGGGTTCCAGCGAAGCCGGAAGTTTGTATCTGGTGCAGAAACCGCAGAAGATCGACATTCCCGTTGGCGTGTATGTGAATACAGAAATCGATGCAAATCGTGCGGTTTCTCTGGATTTCCACTGGTTGCAGTCGGACACCTTTATCACCACCATCACAGAATGCACCGGCATTTCTGACGGCGAATATTACCTCGCATGGGTGGGCAGAAGCAACAATTCTCATCCGAAAATCCGATTCCTGAAAGTACTGGAGGGTTGAAAATGAAAGATACCATTTGCGTGGCTGTCGGCTTGGTCGGCGGCTTTTTTACTGCCATTTTTGGCGGCTGGGACTCCGCTCTGGTGACACTGGTCGTCTTTATGGCAATCGACTTTTTCACCGGCATCATCACTGCCATGATGAAAAAGTCCAAACACACGGAAAGCGGCGGACTTTCTTCCAAAGCAGGCTGGTTCGGTCTGGCGAAAAAGGTCTGCACTTTGATGCTGATCGTCGTTGCAGTTCGGATGGATATTCTGCTGAATACCAACTACATCCGGGATGCTGTTTGCATCAGCTTTTGCCTGAACGAACTGCTTTCCATCGTGGAAAATACAAGTTTAATGGGAATCCCATATCCGCCCGCAATCAAAAAAGCAATTGATGTTCTGCAAACGAAAATCGGCAGAACCGAAGAAACGACCGACAAGGAGGACAAGTAATATGACTATTTTAAGACCAGATGCAACAACGACTCTGAATGGAGTAAAAATCAACGAGTATTTACTCACCAAACACAATCCCAACCACATCGATATGCCCTCTGTTTCCATGGCGGGGAAAATCATTGGTGTGACTGTTCACAACACAGACTGGATCACCGTAGCAAGCGGAACGACCCCTGCGGAACAGTATA